ATTTTTATAACTCTTTATTTTATTCTTAATACTTTTAAAAAAGAGTAATACAGATAAATATTAGGGCTCACAACTCTTTCGCATCTACAGTAGCATAACGAAATAATATATTTCAGTTTCGCTCTAGTTCAATCATCTATGTCCCTTATTTATTTTTATTTTTATTCTTTTTTAAAAGTAGTTAGTATATTTTATAGAGTTCTATTATAAATTTATTTTCTATTATTAGAGTCTATATTTTATTCTTACTACTTTTAAAAAAGAGAATAAGTAATAGAAATTAATGGGAATACAGTTTAGTATTGTTTTGTGCATCCCGTAACGAGATGACCAAAAAAATATATTTTTTGCTTAGGCTACTTCCACTGGTGTAGCAACCACTTTTTCACGAGTCCTACGAGTTCTAGGTGTTTTCACGTCCACTACCTGCACAGGTGTCAGCATTACATCCTCAAGTTCTTTTAGAACATCGGACAGCGGTTTTTCAGTATCGGCTACAACAACAGCTTTCTTTTTACGTTGAGAAGGCTTACGGGTAAGAACAGGAATTACTGGAAGATCCATGATCGGTAAATCAGCTTTGACAATGCCGTCAGCAACAGGTTCGGGTTCCGTTGTAATTGCATCAGCCTCAAGCGATGGTTCTTCTACAAGAATACTTGAACCATCTTCAGGGGTGTCTGCTTTTTTGGAAGAAATAGTTTCTTTTTTACGAAGATAATACTCCCGAGCCTTTTGCTTCTTGTATTCCAAGAAATGAGGATCTGACTCCTTTCTTGCTTGGTAATACTTCTTGCGTTGCTCATTTACTTTCTCTTTATTTTCAGTTCTATACTTTTGTGTTGCACGCCGTTGTGCGTCGGTGTAGGTTGATGCTACAAAGTCGGCTTCAAGCGGACTTGCTACAATGGTTTCAGTTTCAGATGTCATTACATTATATACATGTTGAATCTTTAAGTATTATACAACTACATCATCTTTATATCACATGGAATCTTCATCATATCAATACCGCCTTTCTCGTCTTCGCCTGTAATAGATTCTGTAGATTTAATAACATCAATTTCTTTCCGTAGTGACGGATCCTCACTTCTGAAGAAATGTTTTAGAATATATTCATTCTTTTTAAAATCAACAGACACATTCAGATCATCAAACATATCTACAAAGTCATTAACGTCAGTAAACAAATCATTAGTTCTGAATTTAGATGCGTTAATATAGTGGGCTAGTGCTAGACAGTAAAAACCACATGCATTATTCATCAGACTTTGTATGTCTTTTGTTGTATGTGGAACACCCTGACTCGCGGTGGTTTTTTTAACAGCTTCCTTTACGGATTCAGGCGGCGGTGCGCCATACGGATCAAAATATATTGAATGAATTTTATCATTCGGGTATTTACGACATTGAACCATCGTCCAATGAGAACCAGAATTTTGTCTACCATTCTCATCCTCGCTATCTTCAAGATTAATAATATAAGTTTTATTAAACTCTAACTTGCTCGGAATTTCATCCTTGAAAAAGACTCCTCCCATCGGGATTTGCATCCGTTCGGCGAGTTTATAAATTTGTGTATCGGTTAAAGACATATACACTTAGTAGCGTATTTCTTTTTAGATATAATTTTACTAAACCCTTTTATTTTTATACTTTCATCTTTTTAAAAAGTATTTATATATTTTATAACTATCCTAAGAATTTGAATTCTATAATCTAAGACTCTATATTTTATTCTTACTACTTTTTAAAAAGAGAAATAATAATAAAAAATAAGGGATTAACAAGTTAAAACTAAAGAATTACAAATATAGTCCACCTCCATGCTTACCAACGGCTTGGTATTGAGGAGGAAGAAAATGTTGAAATTGAAAGTTAGCAGATAGTGGTTGCGATACCATTGCCGGAGAGTAATGCATAGCAAGCATTCCACCGCGGTGTCCTACATGTCCTATAGCATGCGGGTGATGGAACCCGCTACCTCTAGAAATAGGACCTCCTATTTCATGCATATCATGGATGGTATGACTACCTCCACGACTATGAATCGCGCGATCAGCCATATCCATACTTTTAATACCAGCCGAATGCGCGCCACGTGTTGCATCAGCCAAATGGCTTCGTACACTTTTATTAAATTGCAATCCAATACCGTGACCCATCGCGAGGGCTTCAAATCCACCTTTTCGTTGATACTTACTAGGATCGTCAATATACCTATCAGACATGCTACCTAGTCGACCTTGAGCCATAAGAATAGCAGGTGCTAGTTCAGGCGCAAATGCAGTAGCCGCAGCACCAGCAGCGGTGAGTCCGCCCTTAATAGCTTTTTTAAGTGGTTCACGAAGGTGTTCAGCACCTTTATAAACTACACTAGAAAGTTTATGACCGAGTGCTTTTTTAAGCTTTCTATCAAATTTCTTACCAAAAATACCTTGACCCGCAGCATGGGGTGCGCCACTTTCTACAATTGCTTGAGAAGCCGCGTCAGGTGATGCTGATAGACCTGTATGTTCTTCAGGTGATACAGACGCATACAATTTATTTACGCTTAGTTCTTCAGGGCTTAGTTGTACTTCAGCACCGCGACCTTTATCAAAAGTTCTAGTCATCAAATGATATCGTTCGGGGTGAACGATAAGATTAAAACCACTTCCTTTTTTTACACGGACCTTATGACCGTTTCTTAGTTTGGCAGCTTGCGCCGCACTCATTGCAACTGTGATGTGTTTCATTATATATATTTAAAGACTTTTTTTGTTTAAATACATTTAATGCTTTGCTATAACTTGTTATTGTTTTTGATGCAATTGACTACTTTAATTTTTATTTAAAATATTTTTTATTTTTTTACATGTGTTTTACATGCTTTAAACGCGCGCGCCGGTAAGAAGATCAACAGAGATTGATACTCCATATTCTACAAATACAATGAGATCTACTGAACGAGAGCTAAGATTTTGTCCAATAATTTGCACAGATTTAGGTACAGTCATTTCAACAGGAAGCATACGAGACACATCTACATAATAATAACAATAACAATTATCGAAATCATAACGAGATACTAGACCTGATGTAAGTCCATCGGTAAGCCCGCCATTAACCGCATTGTATCCATACAACTGATTATTAAATTGTTCAAAACTATATTTCTCCATATTGTAAATAGCGTTCTGTCCAGAAATTTGAACATTGAAATTAGTAATAGCGCACAATGGGCTTGTAGGACCAGTTCCAGCGGGATCAAAAGGCGATTGCCATACAGGAAGTCCAGCAACTCCCAACCCAGTATTAACGCCGGTAGAATCTGACGCCGAATAAAAAGGAAGAACAAGCACACTTTTAATATTAGCAATACCGTTTGTTACCAAGTTATTAAATACGCCATTTTGAGCAACATTAAGAACTTGATATTGATAAATATCTGAATATTTAATTTCTTTTACAGGGCTAGAAAGATATGCTTGTTCAAATACAGGATTAAACGAATACGCAGGAATATACAAATATACTGATTTAGAAGACCCTGTTTCTTCAGCACCGAATCCTACAAGTGTAGAATCAAGACATCTAGAACCAACGGAAATATTCAAACGATAAGATAAAGTCATAGCGCATGCGTTTGTTGCTACTGCTGCACCTGTACTTCCAGATGGAAATAATCCAAGCCCGCCTGATGATGCGGTATATGTTGCTGATGCTGCGGAAACTGTCCCTGATGATAGCGTTACAGCACCTGATGCAATCATAAGCGGGTTGACCCCTCCTAAAGGATTTGATACAGAAGTAACTTTTAGATCATATGGAACGTATGTAAAACTTGAGCCTACAGGTGCTGCTGAGCCCGCTGAAAATGCGGTTGTGGTATTATTCAAGTTCATTGTCATTTTCATAAAAACACCTTTGAGAAGTGGGACCATATTAAAAAATGAATGAATATGTTTCAAATAAACGGTAGCCATTACTGAATATTGAATAACACCGGGTGATGATGCCGATGTTCCGGTAAGTTTCTTTTTAATAAACGACTTCCAAAGTGTATCGCATGTTGTAGAAGATTGTTGTAAATTTCCCAATGTTGTTGAAGATACCGCCATAGAAGTAGGCGAAGTAAAAGTTTGCGCACCAACAACACCTGCCGTATCAAAATTAATCCATTTTTGTCTTACAATAAGCCCTTCATTACCACCTCCGCTATGCAACGCTGCGAATGCACCGCCTGCAATAGGGATAAAATCGTATGTAGAATTATTGCATACACCTGTACCAGCCGACGATGCCCCGAACGCTGCAACCGCTGCTCCTCCTGCTTGAGGACCGTTGGTAGAACCACCTTGTGTAAATTGGAAAGTATCTGAACTATCAGGCCAGAATCCAATGGTTGCACCTTGTGTCAAAAGATCTTGGTAACTAAGGGATGTCATGAGTTTAAAAGAATTCCACATATTAACCAACGGCGTCTGTTGAATAATTGTTGTTCCGTTGTAATCCAATGTAAAAGAATGAATAATTTGTCCAAACCAATTTTTAAGCCCTATAGCGTTATCAGCACTTTTTGTGTTTAGTTCAGGTTGGAAATATACTGTAGATGGTAGAACTCCTGATGTACCAAACGGAGTGGATGTTGCTGAAATACCGGTTGCAGCAAGAGAAATTGTAAAAGGGACAAGAAGATATGCCTCTCGGTAAGACATATATTTATTAGAATTGGAAAGCTGAGATGTGTCCAACACCGATTGATTGTTTCCATAATTTTGGTTCTGATTATCAAGGATGTTGACCCAGTCTTTTCTTACAAAGACGGCGGGCGAACCTTCAACTTCCTGAGCTAGATCGTATACGAGTTTATCACACATTAATGTTTATACATTCTATAGATGTAGTCCTTTTAAATAGATATCTAAATAATAAAAATATTTTTATATATTTTTTATTATTTTTTTCATACGTTTCACAACTCTACATACTCATAGTAATATTTTTTCGTTTAATTTGAGATGGTGCAGCAATAGCTAGTTTACTAAGCTTAGAACCAAGACTCATCAGACCTTTTCCATTTTTTCTCATCGACTGTTGCGGTGCTGCCCTTGCATACGGGTTCAGCCCGGTTTGATGAATATAATCATCCATATCGGTATATGATGATGCGGCACCGGGCCCACCCGTTCTAAGAAGAACTGAACCCATACCCCTTCCTACTGAATCTTTACGCCCCATATGAAGAGATCCTCCTCCGAATGGTAGCACTACGTGATGTGATTTACTTATTGGCATTATATAAAGAACCTAGATGACTAAGCTTTATTTAAAGATCGGTTTTCATTTTTTCACGAATAATTAAATTTCTATATTTTAAAATACTTCTTGTCATGATGTCTATACATTGCATTTTATTACTAATTATTCTTTCTTTCGTAAGTTCCTTATCGTTCTTCAATTCTAAAACTAATTTAGCTTTTTCTGTTTGAAACTCGTCAAATAGACGGTTAATATATTGTTCATCAAAAGAATTATTCATTATGTATATACGTCACTAAACGTTTATAACTATTTTCCGCTTGACTCGCCTTCATCTTTAATAGCAAGAAGAATAGTCATATTTGGATCAAAAATAGTCAATGGTTGAAGATTAGTTCCAAGCAAGGTAAGACGTATTTCCGGATAGTAACCATCAATAAGCTTGTTCCACATATAGTTAGGTGGGGTAACATTGATTTGCTGCCCACTAGCTACGCTAGGATTCAAAGAATAGATAATACTCGATGGTTGAGCATACGGATTATTAATGTTAGAAATAGAAAATAAAACATTGTTGTTAGGTTGAACTTGAGGCGCGGTATTACTAATATACGAAAGTGTATTCGTAGTTGTATCAATAGCTTCATAGTTGCTTGTAGCGGTTGGTGGAGGAGGTACATATCCACCGCCTACATTTGCTGTTGATGTAAATCCCGCTGGGTATCCCATAATAACATTAATATTTGCTGGAAGAGATATAATACAATTTTGACGGGTTGTAGGATATCCGGGAAAGTTTGCTGGAAGGGTCCAACCGGTAGGAAGTGTAGCAGCGGTATACAAATAGAAAGTATTAATTTGAATAGCATATCGCGTAGGGTTAATTAGGAACTCAGCTGGGTAAGCATAATCACCACTGGAGGTAATATAATAAGTACCTTGTTGGATACATGTCCATTGGAAAAAATCATTGATCGCGCTGATCTCATATAGTCCATCTGGAATTGTGACAGTTATTGGTGTAGATAGAGCACCTACCGTAAATGTATATGTAAAAGTGTTATTGTTAAACAAAGATGTGATGTTAAACCATGAGTAAAACATTGAAATATTTGTTACAGCAATAAACTTTTTTTCGAAGTGTATAGAGCTGGGGAACCTATACACGAGTTTATTATTTTGTCCATCTTGGACGATATTATTCTGGTTGAGTACAATTACGAACATAGTTATATATTAGTATCTTAATGTTTGTTTATATTAGATTCTAGGCATATGCTTAGGCATTATAATTTTTTGTGTATGTTCATAATGGGTTTTAATTCCATTACCACTAATACCCATTTCTTTTACTTTTTTCATAGTTTGTTTATATTCCGATTGATGGACACCATCGCGAGGGATACCTAATTGTATAGGTACTTGAGATCCACCAAAGAAAAAGGCTGGCATTTCTTGGTCTGATCTCATCTGTTGAAAGATCTTGTGAGGTTGATCCACCTTGGGGTGAACTGCGTATATTCCTGATGTTGACATTTATATAGATGTAAGAGGTTTAATCTTTAGGTTTTAATCCCTTATTTATTTCTATTTTTACTCTTTTTTAAAAGTAGTAAGAATAAAATATATAGTCTATAAATTGAAGATTTAATTTTTATAGAACAGTTCAAAATATACTAACTACTTTTTAAAAAGAGAAAAAGTAAAATAATAAGGGATTAGTAACTTTAGGTTTTAATTTGTTAATAGCCTAGCTCAGCAAGTTCAGATAGAATTTCTGAAACTTCATTTTTAGGTAATGATCCGCTACGAGAAAGTTTCATAATAAGTAATTTGAACTTTTTAATCATTTCTTGGTTATCATTGCCAGCAACAATCTCGCCCCGCATCACTTCAAATGAATGGATGTCTTTTTCATACTGATCTTTGGATGGTGTAGCAACGGCGAATTTATCTTCAATATTAGCTTTTTTAGAAACTTTGTGAAGATACTCTCGTTCAAGGGTAGACAAACCCGAAAGATCCTCATCTGATGGTACTTTACCTCCAATCATATCTTTTACAATTTTAGAAAATTGCGTACTAACCTTCTTCGATGGATGGCCTACAACGCTTGTACCAGATATTGTTTTCATAGCAATTGTATCATCCTTAAGCTTGGACATATCTAAAAGATATTTTCCAAAAGGTGCAAACTTAATAGCGGGTTTAACGCCGATCGAGTGATCAACCTGCAACCCTTTACCTCTGATACGTCTACCAATACCATGTCCAATTACTGGTGGTCGTCCTCGTACATATGGTTGATTAAATCTATGCTCGTAATTATCCATAGCAGTACCTGTAAGTCGCGACCATTCATTATATTGATCATCACCAACTACAATTGTACCTGCGTTAACGCTACCGTCAATAAAATCCAAACCCGTAGTTATATCATTATATAGTTGTGCCATTTGATCATGTAAACTTGGTACATGTACTAATTGACCTGAATGATTCGGCGCTTGTGCAATTGCTGGTACATGAGCTGGATGTATCGATTGTATTGGTATGTTAGGTTGTCCACCACGCGGTGCATACGGTATTTGTAAAGGTTGACCATTACGAAGTCGTTCTACTAAATTTTCTAATTCTCTTATTCGCGTTTGAATTTCGGCAGCGCGTCTACTTCTATAAGATATACTTCCAAGTTCTCGCCTTAGTTGTTCCATCTCATGCATTATATTTTCTAATGTTCTATCATAAGGGGGTGGTGGTCCACCTCCTGGTCCTCCACCTGGTCCACCTCCCGGTCCACCTCCCGGTCCACCTCCCGGTCCACCCCCCGGTCCACCTCCCGGTCCACCGCCTGGTCCTCCACCGGGACCACCTCCTGGCCCACCTTCAGCATCTTCAAACACTTCTCCTTCATCAATAGCATAATATATTTCTAGAATTTTTTTCATTTCATCGCGTGTTGGTAATGTTCCATCTAATGATTCAGCTAAGGTATAAATTTTTTCTAATAATGAATTAATTCCTGATCTGGCAATTTGATTTATTTCACCGTCGACAATTAAACTATCATATAATTCATCAATTGACATAGAATGAGTGATCATTTTAGTTATAAGATTATCCATAATATCCATGTTAGGTAACCGCTCGTTAATAAATGTTAAATATGTTTGAATATTATCAAGAACTCCGTTATCATTTCTAAAATTAATTCCTAATGCAATTTGTTCAAGTTCGTGAATACGATCTACCGATGAAGGCAGTAATGTATCATATGCGATACATTTTCTATATACATCTAAAATTAAGGAATAAACTTTATTTATTATATCTTGTGGAAATGCGCGTTGTGCACGATTTGAAAGTTTTAAAATTACATCTTTCATAATATATGATAATGATAATTTAAAAGTTTGTAATCCGGTATGAATTGTTGGTAGTGAAGAAGTATAATTACCAAACGATCCTGAATTCCCAGTACGGTTAATAAATCCTTTGGTTGATTTAGCAAGTGCGCTCTTATCCATATACATTTTATTAATAAATGCTACAAACTGCTCTGCGTCGTTGGCATCGCCTTTAATTTTATATTTGTAAATTTGTTGAAGATTCTTAACAATATCGTCAACGCGTTGTGAAAGGAACACTAATAAACCATTGTCGTAGTTAAGGGGTGATTTAACAATGGTTTGAATAATCAGTTGTGCAAATTGTGCATCTGCAATAGGTGAAAGGTCTGAGATCAGATTAATTTTTAGTTTTTCAGTATCTGCTAAAATCTCAGTTGTGGTACGGGTGTCTTTCATTTGCGATACCGCTGGTAGTTGTCCAGTAGCTACAAATGTTTTAACTGCTTGATGATTCATATCATCTATACTAGCTCTTAAATTCAATGCCTCCATATATTCATCTCTGAACCGTTGGGCGTCGGTATGGTATTTATAAGGTTGTCCGCTCATTATAAATATCATACGTTATATTTCTTTATATTTAATCTATTTTATACTTGCTCTACAGAAAATTTTGAATAATCTGCCTTTGAATCAAAAATTGTTTCAGTGCAAATTTCATTAAATTGTTTATCAAGTACATCTTCCGGTAGTAATAACAACTCCTCCATAATAGCAATTACACGTTTCTTATCTCGCGCACAATAGGTTGTAGGATTGCTAAGCGGGTGTTTACCGAACTTATCAAGTGCTACTACTTTCACTTTTGTAATGTAGGCTTTCTTTTTACGTTCATACTCTGCATCGACATCTGGAAGCTCGACTGATCGTTGTTCTTCTACAAGCAATGCATCAACACTTTTAGAATCTTTCAACATTTTCTTTTCATATTCAGATGGTTCTACTGGTCCTGTAAATTCACCTTTCCATTTACCGCTTTCATCGAAGGGTTTGTCATCGTGTGTATGTGTCTCCGACGCTTGTACCGTAGGTTCACGCGGCCAATTCATCGGCGTTTCCGATTCGGGTTTATAAGGTTGGTCTGTTGTTTGGTCTGACATTACTAATATAATTATTATTTTTTTAGATACAAATTATCGAAGATTACTTTTCATAAATTTGTATATAAAAAAATATCACGTGGATGATATGTTTTTTATGTAGGCTCAGATAGCTTGTGCGCTTTCCTTATGTTGAAGCATAGGAACAATTGGTATGACAATTAAGTAATATATGTAGCCATTGTCTTTTTATACCATGCTACATCTAATACTATTTAAGGTAGGTCGTAGGTCGTCTAGGTATATCTGTTCAAGTATTCGTAACTCTTCTTTGTATGCGCATTCAAATTCAAAAAGGATTTCCATTTTGACGTTACACCATCCGCCATTATCTCTTATAAATTGGTAAAGTTTACACCAATATTTTTTATGAACTTTATTAGTTGTTGATTTTTTATGTTGAGACTTTCTTCTTGAAAAACAAGTTGTAGAACCAATATAAAATTCGTCATTGTTAGGGATGCTTATCTTGTAAATATAGGCTTTCATTATATACATTACATAATAATGCTTTAACTTGTTAATGTTTGCGTTTTATGTCTCGTGCAGTTTTCATTTTAGCGGCCCATTCTTTAGCCGCATCAGAACCCCTGACCATTCTTGTAAAGCGTGCATCAACCTTTTTTATTGATTCTGTTTGGACTGAATCTTTTAATTTTTTTATAATAAGTTTTCTCAATGCTTCATACTTTTTATTATCCATTTTCTTTTTAC